CCGTATCATTGCATTGACCTTAATGTCTCCACTTAGTTAGATATGTCTCAGAGTGTGAGATGCTATCTTCTCTATATGGTGTATGTCACAATAATATCCTATATCGGCTTGATGCTATTGTATTATCCCTTTTATATACCTGAGATCAAATTATTCCATAAGATTATAATGCTGGGTTGAGTCGTATCCACTACCATCAATACAAATGCATTAATAAGCACCTAAAGTATTAATCCACTTCTAAAATTTGTCCGCCCTCTGCCTATTATTGATACCTGAGCCATACCAGGAAAATTGTTCCTTGCAGATATTAGTAATGTGTTTTATGATGGGTCCTAAGAGCACTTTGATGTAATCATTTTCCTCAATGATACACCTCGACTTAATCTTTGGGTTGGAATTATTAATAAACACTTTTTCATCAGTCTTGTTGTGGAATTTGTATTAAGCCGACATGTTAAGAAGCTTCATCTCAGAAGAATTTAGTTCCAGACGGCGGTTATTGATGTAATCGTCATATACTTACTAGTACACCCTTCGTTTCTTAGGTATACATGATGCCAACCAGGATTCGTGATCTATGATTTTATTATCATGAGCGTCGGAGTCGAGTATGATTCTTGTAATATTATTATGAGTGAAGTTAGCCCATTCGCTTAGCAACTTTTCGTCAGGTGATAACTTTATGTTCTAAAATTAACGAGAAATTGCTTCTTTGATGTTGCAAGCACACCTTCCTACATACCTCGGCTCATTCTTTGACTCAATGCCAGTTAACTTGAAGAACTTGTTATACAGTACATCGTTGGTTGTAATAGCTTTGTCCAAACAATCAGTCTAATTATTGTCAATTATCTAGATTTCAGGTGTGTATCTAATCTAAGGCACTCCTACATCACCACGTGCATTTCCTAAGAACCACTTATTATATGTCTGATAATCGTCCGGTCGGGTATTGATCTTAACAATACCATTCTATTCGTAGTAGACGACCATTTTCTTTGATAGTTCTATTAGCATCTATTCCCAGTCATTGCCCGTACAGCCATTGCAAATCATATCAAACTCATCATTCGATTTGACATATGGCATGTTCATCAGGAATAGTATACTTAAAGAAAAATAGTGGCGTGTCGTTAGTTTACGTGGTAGGAAAAACATACTAAAAGAAAATAGCATAAACATACCCAGTACTTTGTAGTAGGATTACTAGTCATTGTAATAAGCATCAATACACATTTACATAGCGATCATAGCGGTAGTCTTCATGCATTACGTACTCAAGATTGAACTAATTAGGGACCCAGTACCATAGTCTATCAGTATCTGGAAGAATGTCAATAACATAGTTATTAACCTGATCTGACCGGGTGTAAATAAAGTATCGTAATGAACATGAAAAGCATAATTCAAAGTCGCGTCATAACCGATGAAAAGTAAAGCATTGACTAATAACGCGCCTACTAACAAGGTGGCCCATTATTATTTATCCATATCAGCTACGCTCTTGAGAACAACGGCGTACTAGGTTTGGTATCTGAAATTGGGATCAACAGCGTGATAGTTAAAGACTTTGAAACAAATTAAGATGCAAAGCGATATGATTATAAAAAGCTGTTGAATACCATTAGTAAAAGGCAATATTATAAGTAAGAACTTTATAAGAGAATTGACACTACGTGATACTAAAGCGATTGTGAGCATAATAATCATAATACAGCATATAAGTATACTAGTTCCGAATTGTAAATGTAGCAACATTAATGCTTTTACGCTCTCATCGACTTCCGAATAGACAGCGTCTGAGGATTTTGGACTGAAAGATTCTTATGCCTAAACCATAAAGATAGGAGCACCTAGCATAGTAATCAGTACACCATATAAACTGTAGCATAATAGTAATGTTCGAAAGAATTTTTGTTTAGAAGGGTTAAGTGAAACAAACTTCTCGATATTATTAAGTTTCCCGTCAACTCTCGTTTACAAATCGTTGAAAACTAATTATGTGAATTTGACAAATTAGAATATACTTGCACCGAATTAACTCTTAAGAGCTACCAACAAGAAGTAGAAGTTCGTGAATTCAAGAATTGTTTGTTCTAAGAAACTAGCGGTTTTCCTCATTTTAAATTCATGATCAGCCTGAGTCTATACAAAAACCATTTGTTACACATGAGCTTTCATACTTCTTTGTAATGATAATTGTATCTTGTGAGCAGTTTAAATTATGGCAGTATATATATCAATGGAATACACAGAGTTCTTTGATTTATCGTTTCTGAGTATCTCAGCGTGTTTGTTTTAGAGACTTTTAACACAGTTAACCAATTGGTCAGCAGTAGTATCAGGCCTCAGTGTGTTAGCAGCTATAGTCATTAGCTCCTTTGAGATCACGAGTTTGTAAGTGTAAAACTTACCGCGTTAATAGGCCTGTTTAGTGAAATCGAATATATAAGTTCTATCATCTAAGACGACGTAATCAAATTAATTATCATTCTATAGACATAGATCGTTATTATGGTTAGAGTTGGCAGCTTTTTCAGCTAGACTGGAATTGAGTTTCTTAAGTCTCAAGTCGTATTCAACTTGGGAAATCTGAGTTTTCTGGAGATTGAAATTGTCGTCCATATATACGTCATGCATTGACTGTTCTATATTAACGACAGAATTAAGATAACAGAGTTTGACGTTAGAGTAGCTCTCGTAAAGATTGGTTTAGACGGGTATTCTAAAAATCTTAAATAGGGCGTAACCCGCATGGCGGAATTTTATAATTTAAACTACTTGGGTGATAATAATGCATTCATTTCCGTATCTGGTACTAAAGGTGGAATCGACGTCGATAATATCGTCATAATAAATAATTTAACTAGGGCCAGCTCTCATTTAAGCGTGAGTGTAAGAGTGACCTTAGTTTCCATTAACTATCATTTCGACCATATCTAAATCGCTTCCGTACTCGGATTAAGCGTCGTAGACGCGTTACAGTTTTTGTGGATTACCTGTTCTGAAGAAGCCTTCGTGTATAATTTCTTTAGGATCGCGGGCATTGATTAACACAGGAGTCCAGGATTTGTGCTCATCAATCGCGAATTCGTTTGAGGGTTTCTGAAAAACCCAACCTTAGGCGAAGGCGCATTCTGATTATCCATTTCTAAGTTTTGCATGACACGTTTCCATCACGTGAGGGTAATAGTATGAGTCCACAAAACTTAGTATGGAATTTTCAAAAATGGAGGAATCATCAGTAGAGCGGCAATTGCAATTATGGAAACCATGGTAGCATATATCTCTCTCCATCTAAAAGTGACCAATGTCACGAGCTTACTTAACAAGGGAATTAATGTACTTCTTCTAGCGAATTAAATCTGTTGAATCGCACACAAAGTTACAGCAATGGCCATATAGCCCTTTAGCTATATTTCTTGAAACATTAGCACCTACACTAACAATTTTATCATTCTAGAGTGATTTGATAAAACTGAACTAACTGTCTTCCATTACTGTCCTGCATTCTGCTAAATTAGGATGGGGGTGTAGAACTTTAGCACCGATCTTTTCTTTTATTTCAATACCACCGAAAGTATTTTTAAATTGACCAAAGGGATCAAAAGCGACTGAGTGTTTATCTGTATAGCCGTCTGTGAAATTAACCTTTGGGTTCCACAAATAGAAGTCTTTGTTATTATTTTGTCCTAATCGCACTACCTGGTCCACCAGTTTTTACGCTGGTATTCCTCCTATGCACTAAATGTAAGCCTTAAGCTCCATTCCAGCATCTTCATTTTCATTGTTAACTTGTTACCGTTAAGCAATAAAAT